CATCACATAAGGGTCTCCCTTCGCCTTTGCTCTTGCCGCCTCCTCAGTAGGAAATTCATCATAAAATAATTTCATTACTTTTGAAACGGATGGAAAGTCTGACTTCACAATCCCATCAATATCCTTCATAGTATATTCGTGACCTTCTTCTTCAAAAGATAAATTTAACTCATTTCGTCTTATTGATAAGACATTCCTTATATCTTCCGCAACTTTTGCTATTTCTTTTAAATTCATTCTTTTTCTTGTATATAATACGGAGTAATATCACCTCTTAAATCACAAACATCCTTATCTTTTGGTAGTTTGACAAGTTTTATTCTATTGTAGAGAGCACCTCCGTTTAGTTTATCGTATAGTTTTTTTGCATCATCATAAGCATCACCATCCAAACAGATAATGATGTCTTTTTTTGCTTTAGTATATAGTTTTTCCCACATATTGTCGTTGATGTACTTTCCAAGTAATGCAATTGAGTTATCCAAAAAGAATGAGTCAAAAACACCTTCAACAATATAGATGTCCTTCTTAAAATCAACCAAACTCTCATTAAAAATCAAAAAGTCCTTCGCAGCTTCAGGGTTTTTATATTTAAGTCTTGATTTGGGATTCCAAGATCTTGAAACGAAGAAGTTTAGATCACCTTTTTTATTAAATGATGGGACTATTATTCTACCAGCATATTCTCCTTCAATACAAAGTCCGATTTGGTATTTGTCTATGATTTCTTGTGTAATTCCTCGTTTTTTGAGATAGTTAAACGCCTCTTTTCTTGGTATATGTAGGGGGTGGATTTCTTCAAACTTTTTATATTCCTTTGGTAGTTCTAATTCTTTAAATACCTTTTCTTTCTTTTCAAACTTATCCGGTCTGATTAACTTGTAGGTTTTTTTATCTTTTTTTGATCCGTATTTATCAATTAACTTACCTAAGTGTCCGTGAGTGTCGTGAGTTTCTGAACATGCCCAACATTTATAGACGTGGTTTTGGTAATTTATTTCAAGATTACCCTTTCCGTCAGTTTTTGATAACGCTTTAATATCATACGAACAAACCGGACAATCAACGGATATTTGTCCTGAATATTCGTTGATGCTTTTTGGTTCACCAAACATCGTCATTATTAAATCTATCAAAAGTGATTCATCATCCATAAACATAAGATAGGTATATGGATCGGTTTTGTCAAACAATAAAAATTACCAAATCTTTTCTTGATTCATATAACCAAGAACACAAGTATATGAATCGGACATATCATAACACTCTTTTTTAAGTGTATTGTTCCGTGTATATAACCAAGTTATTTGTGGTTCTTTATCTGAAACTCTCCTCCAAATTAACTCTTTTTTATCTATGTCTTTTGGTAGTCCACCAAACAATACGTGTTTACCTTTATCGTTTGACATAACTAAATCAGGCCAAGCATATTTTCTTGAGTTGTATGTTGATATGTATGATGGTACGATACCTAAAATGTCGTAAATTGACTTCGTAATCATTGAGTTATACCGTAATAAAGTACCTACTGTCCAAACATTGTTTGAGTTTAATAATGGTTCTTCTATTATAACACTAGTTATTCCAAGATTTTTATAATTAACCAATTTTTCTTCAAACATGGTTACTTTCATCAATAATTCTTGTATTTTATCCTCAACTTTTGGTTTGATAACGGGTGAGAAATGTGTTAGTTCTAACAATTCTCGTGTTTGAATATCAAATAACGCCCACCCGATAGTTCTAGTTGACACATCTAACCCTAACACCTTTGGTGAGTTTTTAAAATCAGTTTTGTTTACCATAAAAATTAAAAATCTAATTTAATAGGATACTGTTGTATTCCCTGTCTTTTTTCGGGTGATTGTATCTTAGAAATAACCATAAGTTCTTTATCCGCGTTGTAAAGAGCAACTTCCGTGACGTGTGGCGTCTTAGTTTTACTCCAAGTAGGGTTCGATGAGTCGAAGAATTGTGTTTGTCCTAAATTACAAAGATAGTTCATAACGTATATTGTTGCTTGAATGTCGGTTTGTATTGTTCCATAAAAATAAAACTCTCCACCAAAATTAAACGTAGTTCCTGTTTGATTTAATGATGGTAAATTAATGTAATTGTCCAATCTATATGTAGGTGCAGAATTATACATTGTCTCAGTTAATTGTATTGTGGTTGCCGTTAATCCAGTTGCCGTTAAATACCCACCAACTGTCGTTGCCGATAATTGTGAGAAAATATCAATTTCTTTCCATGCAATAGGGTTAGGTCTTGTTGTTCCACTACTAACCTTTTGTGCTAATATTTTTATGTTATTTGCACTAAACCCACTTAGTGAGGTTCCCACTTGGGGTCTTAAAAATGGAAATTCGTTTCCAAATCTTATTAAAACGTTTGTAGATCCTTGTACCATTGTTTGATCGTAACCACTTATTCTTGAGTAGTAATTACAATGTAACGAATTGGTAAAGGCACTATTATTAAACCTATATGTTACAAAAAGACTTTCACTGTTACCTGATAGTAATCCAATTGTTCCACTATCACCACCACATAAAGTGTTTGGTAAAACTAAACCTAATTGTGGTGCAGGTAAAGTCCATGACCTATTAGATTTGTTGTTTAGTGTTGCAACAATCTCATCATCATCAAATATAACCATTTTTTGGTCAGGATAAACTTTACCTACTCTATTTGGTATTCCGTTAGTGTTTGCGTGTGTATCCCACAAATGGTAATATCTAAGACCAGGTGCGTTAAAGTTTAAATCCCTAGTTGATTCCATATAATGTGGTTCAAAAAGGTTTAATGAAGTAAATCCTGATGGGTCAACATAGAACTCCTCACCTATGGTCGCATTTTGGTTTTTATGCCACATTAACCAAGGAAGGTTAATTTTGAAGTTTCTCGCTTGTCCTGTATTTCCGGGATTTGTCGGATCGTATTCTTGAAAGGCAAATTTTTCACCATAAAAATTATCTATCGCTTGATTTGTGTAGTGTACAATTCCAATCGCTTTTTGATCAATAGGATTAACAGTAATCTTATCGGATAGTGAGTTGTAATAATATGTTGAGTCGGTATCAGTTTGACCACCATTTAGGTTATATCCAAAATACTCTTTAGATCCTGTATACCCCGTTGACTCATATAAGTTGTAATCTTGATTTAAATTGTTAAATACACCGGCCGGTGATTCAGTCCAAGGTGAGTTCATATTCCATATAGCCACGTTACGTTGTGATACGTCACAATTAGTTTCAAAATTAAATACATCAGTAGCCCAATATGGTTGTGGTGTGAACGTATCGTATAAATCCGTCATTTTTTGTGGGTAAAACAAACAAGCCGAATTACCCGTAATACCCATAGCACTAAAATTAGGTACTTGTCTATCAACTTTTATGGTTACTGTTGTTGCCGTTGATGTGTTACCGGTAATTCCAACAATCTTATAAGTAAACATAGGTGAGTTACCTGATATTGGTGATATCTTTCCGTTTGTAAATATTGTAATAAAGTCACCTTCACTCACAGTACCAGATACGCTTAAATTAACAGAAGATGAAGATAATGTTATCGTATTACCTGATGCTAAGGTCGTGTTATTTATTATAAAGTTAGGATTTAAAGTGTACGCTGAAGAAGTGAATACCGTACTTCCCGTAAAAAACCCTCTTGGTGCAGCACTATTAAAAACATCATCAATATAAGAATCATCATACGGAATACCAAAAGTACTACCAGATGTTGAGTCCACAAAAAGTGGATATTTGATGTTCATTCTATTTCTGTCAGGAATCGGTGCCGTATTTTGAGAGTTATACTGAGGACTTAGAACATTGGACTCAACCAAATTCATTCCGTTAACACAGTTATAACAAACCTCACTATCTCCAACTTGGAAATATGCGATATCGAATTTACCTTGCGATAACCTTTTTCTTGCAGCATCGGTTAATTGTGTATTAATGAGTGCTGAGGTATTTTTAATTATGTAAGACATATTTTATAAATATTCATGGTTTAAGAAAGTAACGGACAAATTGGTCCAATTTTTACCGCACTTGCGGTTCTATTAATTATTGTCGAATCAATACCCTGACAATTTAACGGGGTTAATGATATTTTTTTAACGGTTAATGTAACATCGGAATACGCCTTTAATATACAAAAATTACTAGTTGCGCATATTTCACTTATAAATTGGTTTATCGTTCCGGTTATATTTGATGTTGTGTCCGTTAATAAACAATTTAAGTATGAGATCGTATATGTTGTTGTAATTATGTCACCCGCAAGACACAACGGTCTACTTACTGTTTGTGTTACAGGTATAGATGAGATACCACCCGGTAAAGTTGATCCAACACTTCCACTCGCATTTATTGTGTTTGCAATTATCGGAGCGTCCGTGGAATTTGTATATGCGGTAGTAGCAACATTAAAAATTAAATCAAACTTAACTGTTGAAGGTTGATTAAACGGGGTGTTTGGTGTTAGACTTATATTGAAATTAGTGTCTTGTGATAATGTGGTGGAATTGGCAGTTTGATTCGTTGTGGTGTTTGATTGTAGTCCTGGAGTGGTAAAGTTAACATTTATCTGATAGTTCGTGTAATTTTGAACCGGAACGATTGAAAACCCTTGATTCCCTACATTTTGTAATGGTGAAGAATCTTTAACATACACGGTTTTTGGTCCTGCCGCCAGACCCGTTAAAAGGTTAGTTGATGTGAAATTAGTATTGTCTAATGAATATATGTAAGGTGGTGTTCCTCCAACTACATTAATAGTTGCTGATCCTAAACTTGTTGAACATGCCGGATTTTGTGTTTGAACTGTTATCTGTAAAGGTGATGTTGTACAAACTCCCGTAGCAACAATAACGTTAGATATGAATGACCCTGGTAGTGTCCAAGACCCAACAGGTGGTATATTAGGATTTTGTAAGTACGGTACGTTAGGTGTTGTCCAACCACTAACAGTCCATCTTGTATTTGTGTTATCGTAATAGATCGTTTGTGTACTACTTGTCCAAGAAGGGTAATTATTTATAGTACCACCACTATAGAACGTCGTCAGACTAGCTGTCGGTTGTATGTATCTTGTTAAACAAAGTGGTCCGGAATATGGTTGTGGTGCCGGTATATTCACAATACAAGCAAAACATGAGTTATATGGTCCTGAAGATTTAACGGCAACTGAATTACTATACGTTTGACCCGTATTTAACTCCAGACCTAAACTTGTCCAACATCCCGTTTGTGTTGTTAATTTGTAAACTTTATTAGGGGTAAACAATGATGGTGTTGATGCGATATAATATATGTATTGTGGTGTTACTGCGGATATTAATACACATTTTTCGAATTTTTCTAAATAAAAACTTTCATATCCGACCTCACATGTTGTTGTCGCACTAAAATCACCATAATAATCAACAACTGTTGCCGTGTAATTACCAGGAATTAAATTGGTTATGTAAGTACCTTGTGCTCCGTTACTCCAAGATACATTATAAGGTGGTGTCCCACCTGTTATTAAAATGGCCATATAACCATTTGATGAGTCAGGTGTTGACGCATTTATGGTATCACAATCTATACCTAAAGGTAAGAGTGTTATTATATTACAACTATTTCCACTTAAATCAGCCATATTTTATCCGAAGTTAACTATATTGTACCAAATTTTTATTTTTAAAGACCCGTTTCCACTTGTTGGATTGGTTGATGCTGGTTTTAATTGTAGATTGGAATTTACTGTTGAGAAGTTATTAGCCACAGAATCCATGTTGCTAACCAAAATAACGTTTTGTGTGGGGGTAATGTTAACCCCATTTGTTATTGTATTCCCTGTGTTATCAACGACAAATAAAAGTCCAGAAACGTATGGTGTGGTGCCATATGTATACTCAAAATACGCTTTAAAATCGTAATATTTGTTTGCGCCAGGAGCGGGTAATAGGTTAACCGGTGATGAAAACGATGTAAGTGTTTGAGCGCTCGTCACTGTAATTGCACTATAATATTGATATCCCCCGATGGTACTCGCAATTTGATTTAATTCCGCCTTATATGATGATCCCGCAGCATTTTGTGACGTATCACCTGTACTTACAATGTGTATAAGTGTTGTTGATGTTATTGCCGTCGATTGGGCCAATGTTTTATCTGTTAATCTTGCCATTTTATTTTATTTTAATATTATTCAAACTGATATTCATTTCCGTCTTGGAATTCAAAATATTCCCCGTCTTCAAATTGTTTATATGTTGTCGATGCAACCTCACAAAAAACACAATTATTACTGTCAATAATTTTTACAACATATGTTGGATATGTTTCGTATACTGTGGGTAACGTAAAGGTGTATGGTACCGTATTTGTTGTTGCAACATAAACACATGTACCTGAACAACTATTACATATCCATACATCGTATGGTGACGTTCCGCTAGTTATTGAGTTTATTGTTATTTGATATGACATAATTTAATAAATATTTTATGTTATTTTTTTACAATTTCCGTTTAATGTACAATATTCTGTTACCATACCATATGTATCTACCCTATAGATTTTAGTTCCGTATTGTACATAATCAATAGTTACTGGTTTTGTTAAATTAATATCTTTATAAATATAAACTCCCGTTTGCATTATTGTGTTGGCAGATGAAGTGTAGAATGTGATTGCTGCCCCGAAATTGGTTAATTGACAAACAGGACAAGCCACTGAATATTCCCCTTTAGCTTCCCATGTTTTATATGTTGTTCCCGTAATTGCTGGAGTGTTACACTCAACACAAGAATCATAAACTGTCTGTGCAGATGAAGTAAATATATTTGTGTTTGCAATTATAAATCCACTTGGTGGGGCATATCCAACAAAATTACCAATGTATCGATAACACGTTCCTCCTGTTGTTTTTAATATATCATCAACCACAACGTTTGATGGTGGGTATGCTACTTGTATAATCATACTATTATTTGTACACGACGTGAATACAAAAGAAGTGTTAACCGGATATGATGTTGGTGTAGGAGTTGCCGTTGGTGTTGGTGTAGGAGTTGGCGTTGGTGTAGGAGTTGGGGTCGGTAAATTACATCCAGTACACCCCGATATCAACTCTATAATTTCAACCACAACCCTATTTGGTGATCCTCCAACACTTTCGGTGTATGTGACACACTGTATTTGGTTAGAATTAAAATCACTTAACGTAACAACAAATGTTGTTCCTGTGGTTATTTGTGCTCCACTAAATAATAAATTGTCAGATACGTAATATATATCGGTCGTCTGACAGTCAACTAATTTTTTAACCGTAGGACAAACAAAATAACCTTGATCCACAACAAATGTAACACTTTCTCCCGTAACAGGTATTCCTGTCGGTGTTGGAGTTGGTGTAGGGGTTGGTGTAGGAGTCGGAGTTGGTGTGACCTCACTGTATGATAAATTAGCACTAAATCCAGAACAAATGTCCGGAGTTGGTGTTGGTGTTGGTGTTGGTGTAGGTGTAGGGGTCGGAGTTGGGGTTGGTGTAGGGGTCGGTATATCACACTCCAATAAAATATCAAAATCTAAAATAGAACAAGGGTCTGTTGGTGTGGGTGTTGGTGTAGGGCAAACACCTGAAGATTGAATGCTTGGAGCAAAATCAGGACATTCGCTCGTTGTTGGGTATGATCCATAAAACTCACAAACACCACCTAAAGTCGTACTTAAACACCATTTTGTTGTGTTAAAATAAACGTATCCAGGATTTGTTCCTCCTGTAAAATATATATGACCATTATAACTACCTTTAATTTGGTAAGTTCCTGTAATTGCCGAATACGCACTACCTAATATATTGATACATATAGTATTGTTACAACACGAATAGCACGACGGGTCAGTACACCCTGTAACCACAGTTGCGGTACCAACTAACGATGTTGTTACTATTGTTGGTGTTGTTGCAGTAACAACAGTGTAGCACCCTTCAACTATAACAGTATCTCCTGTTATATTAAAAACGGTACCTAAAGTCGTTAACCCAAGCCAACTCGTTGCACTATATGATATTTGATTGTAACAACAACTACTTAATATTATGTTAGCCATTCAATTTTTAAGTTTTTTATATAAATAACAGGAATTTCATTTTATTAATTGTTTTTATCAATTGATTATGAAATCTTTTCTATTTATCCAATTATCTGTATTATCGTAAACCCAATAAACCCATTTGTGTGGTATCTCTAAGGTTTTAAATTGTATTTTTAATTTTTCTTGGTGTTTTAATAAATCTTGTCTATATAACACGTCTCCATTTTCATTTTCAATGGCTATGTAAATGAATTTGAAATTCTCCGTATGTGGAATGTCAAATTCATATTCATATTCTTTTTCGTCTTTTAGATACCACTCAGTGTAATCATTAATGGGGGGTTCAATACCTTTTAATGTTTTCGGATGTAGTTTTTTATATTTAAAGTTAATTCCGGCATAATCTTCATACTCTTTGTGTGTCCTTACATTACCTAAACCATAAACACCTAAATCGATATTATTATCTTCTTCCTGTAACATGTGTCTGAGTCTTCTTTTTGCCTCGTTGTCCATTTCTGACCATTGTTTTTCAACAACACCAGATTTTTTGTTATCTTCATTAAAATCAGACCAATGTTTTGTTTTACCCTCTCTTGTATATTCGTGCCAAATAATTGTTTTATGTGGGTGAAAAAAATCATAACCTAAAGTGTATGATCTAATTGCTAAACTAATCTCATCTCCAGCAAAGTATAAATTAGGATCATACTTATATTCTTCACAGTGTTTTCCTATTGTAAAAAAATAACCACCCGCAACAAATCTAGACCTAATCGGTTTTTTTAAATCTTGCCAATTATCGATTGGGGTTGGAAAAAACATTATAGTTCCACTTGGTGTGAAATTATTCGCAACCATTTTATACGGTTCAACATTTAGTAATTGATTATCACTTGGTCTATACATACCAGGGTATGAAGAAATTATTGGTTTTTCTGAGTCAACCATATTTATCATTTCAATCAATTCTACATCCCATTGTTTTTCAAAACGCATATGTGAATCTAATTGCATAGTATATTCTTCACCATCCCATAGTTTTTGAATTTCACTACGAGCCCAACAAAGACCTTTACTCCAACTCCAATGGTAATCTAATATTTTAAATCTTGGGTCATTTGCAAATTCCTCCATTGATTCAGTTTCATCGTGTTGCCAACAAATTCCAAATGTTAAATTTTCGGGGTATTTTGCTTTATTAATACAATCTCTAATGGTTGGTAATAGTTCGGGATCTCTGTATGACGCTATTTGTACAAAAATTTTCATAGACTAAAAATAGTCTCTTATGATCTTTTGTAAATAAATTTTAAGATTCTAAATTAGTAACCCTTAGTTTTAAATTTGTGATTTCCACTTTTAACTCTTCAATAATTTTTTGTTGTTCCTTGATTGCTTCAACTAATATTGCGGTTAAATTATCTTGGTGTATTCCTTTTATCTTTTCTTCGGTGTTGTTATTTGTAAAAACTAATTCAGGTATGATTTTTTCTACATCTTGAGCGATAAACCCAATTCTTTTTTCTTCTTGTCCAATCCAATTATAGGTAACTCCTGAAAGTTGTAAAAGTTTTTCTAACGAATTATTTAGTGGTTCTACATTTTCTTTTAATCTAATGTCAGATGTGTTTATTGTTAACGTACCATTTGCGGTGTAATGTAATGCACCTGCAGATGCAGCATTACCAATCGATCTAAACCTAGCACTACCATTAATATCTAACGCTTCAGATGGTTGTTGTGTACTATCATAAAAAACAGTACCAATTCCAATTCTATTACCTGTAGTTATCGTATTTCCTGAATTTGATGATGATGTGCCACCACTGAACCTAAAAGCCGCACCGTCTTTAGCTCCAACCACCAAATGTTCTCCCTGAGTTGTTGTTACAACAGTGTCTCCCGATCTTGTGTTAAAATTATATCCACTATCATTTGCGGTTGGGATTATGAATAGACCCTTACTACTATCGTTTCTCACATGAAGCCCAATTTGGTCTGCGGTTTCAGTTCCTGTTGAAACTTCTAATCTATATGATGGTGTACTATCATTAATACCGACATAACCACTACTATCAATTCTCATTCTTTCACCAACGGTTGTTGCTCCTGTTAAAGTTCCTGTCCCACCAGTTGTTCCAAAAATAATAGACCCTTGAGCTGTCGTAGATTGAACCACACCCATATACCCTTTAACACCAACACCATTCGAATCGGTACTGTAAAATTCTATTTTACCTATAAATTGGTTAGTTGCTGCTATGGTATCTGTGTCTGTAAATCTTAACGTATTACCAAGTGATGTATTTGTATTTGTTGAAGATATGTCTAATTTTGTACTTGGTGAAGATGTCCCTAATCCCGTATTTCCTGTAACCGATAAGTCACCATTAACCGTTAACCCCGTTACGGTATTAAATAAAACACTATAGGTTCCACCAGTATTGTTTCTATGTGTAAACGTGTTATTAGAATATGTTGCTCCTGTCACTCTAATATCTGTTGGTAGGTTTTGGTAGGTTGTTGCCGATAATGTAGTTGCGGTTAATCCTGTGAACGTATTTACTGTAACACTAAGGTCGGATAATCCTTGATTTCTTTTTATGTTAAAGGTATTGTTTGAATATGTAAAACCCGTTGTAAACGTATCTGCAGTTACGGGTAAATTATAATATGTGGTTGCCGAAATTGTGTTAGCGGTTAATCCGTTTGTGAAGTTTGTTGCTCCGTTAACCGTACCACCAGTAAAAACCGATGGTGGTAAATTATAATAAGTTGTTGCGGATATTGTATTAGCGGATAAACCGTTTGTAAAAATAGTACTACCACTTACGGTTCCACCTGTAAAATTAAAAATTGGTTTTAATTGTTGTAATGATGATTTATATGATGAACCATAAATACTTTGTGACGTATCGGCCGTTGTAACAATATGTATAAGAGTCGTCGGAGTAATCGCCGATGATTGGGCTAAAGACCTGTCCGTTAATAATTGATAAGTTGGCATAGTTTATTTAATAAATATTATTTATTGGAAAATATAACCAAACCCGTCCATAAAATTAAAGTATATATCATTTTGGAAAGCCTTTTGACCCGCACAATCAATAACTGTCGAGTAAACACATCCATTTGTATCAATAATTCTTAAATAAAGGTAATTTTCGTTTGGAAAATAACTTTCCGTATTAATAACAACCGTTGCGGGTATGTTTGTTAATCCTGAAACGTAGAAACAACCCGTATTTGTTGGATCACATAAAAAAATGTCGTATGGTTCTAACCCTCCTGTGTCTCCTGTTATATTAACTATCATATAGATAAATACTTTTTATTCAAAAACTAAAGTGTCACCATCTTCTGTTGTTAAAAAATCACCAATCTCTGTTAAAATTAAGAAAGTCTCAACGTCACAAGATATTATTTTAAAGAACGTACACCCGCCACTATCGATAGATTTTATCATAATGGTTGTTGCCGTTTGTAACAATGCCGGTAATATATAAACACCAGGAGCAATCCCTAAAAATGAACAGTTGTTTCCATACTCATCACAAGCGTAAAAACTAATCGGTGCTGTACCACCTGAAACACCTGTTATGTCTATTGAATACGCCATTATACTAAACCTCCGTCGTAAATATCCCAAGCTTTAGTTCCTGTTAAGTAGTTTCTTGCAGCAGTTGCCGTTGCCCCACTATATTTTGAATTTCCAAATTCTGCGACAACTCCATTTTGTAAAGACGCACCATATGATGACCAACCTATTAGTAAATCATTATAACTATCCGTGGTAAATGCGACTACAGTAGGGCTACCATCATTATCTTTTAGGAATTCCGATAACCCCGGAAAACTAGTAATATCAGTAACATCCCAACTTCCAATATTATTAACTTTTGTTTCTCCACTAAAGGCATTGTAAAATAATTTTAAAGAAGTACTACCGTTTAGGTTTGGTGTATCTATTACATTATCAAAACTTAAATTATAACACCCTCTAAATTCATCCGTTGTTCTTGGTCTATACCCTCCCCATTCGTCTATAGATAAGAATTTAAGTCTGTCCCTACCAGGGTTATAAGGTGCCGGACCACTTGGGTACCCAACTTTAAATGCCCAAGAAGGAATTTGGTTATTATCAGGAAAAATACTTATTTGGTAAATTCCGGATGTGGTATATGTATGATCTTTACTTGTCCCTCTTAAACTACTTGTAGTACCATCACCCCATTCAATACTACCATTTGGAAAAATATCTCCGTTGTTTGAGAACGGTAAAGTTATGAAATTTGAACCCGATGATCCTCCCATAATATCCCCAGTTATTGAATCAGTATAACCATTGTAAACAATTCTTGTGTCCACAGTAAATCTAAACGCTGGTGGTGGTGTTGGAGTAGGAGTAGGAGTAGGTGTAGGTGTCGGTGTAGGTGTCGGTGTAGGTGTTGTGTAAATGTATGAGTTTGAGTCGTTACTAATAGTTGATCCACAATTTTTGGTCATTCTAAAATATGTTGTTCCTGTCGTTGTTGCCGTTGTTGCTATTGTTCTATATGTACTACAACTTGATGTATCACCGATACTCCATGTTGACCCACTATTTGTTGAGTATTGTATTGTTGTTGTGGTGCATGATCCACAATTTAAATTGAAGTAAATACCATAAAGTCCGCTTCCAAGATTATTTACGTTAGTTATGGTTGGTGCACAACACACAACGATAGGTGTTGTTGTTGCGCTTCCCGCACAAGTAGAGTCGTAATCTATTGTTAATTCTAACTTAAATTCAGAATTACCAATCGGGTCTTGATCTCCACTACAATTAGATTCAATATGTATTGTGTTATTCAATTGGTTGATAGTATAACTACCAACGGCACTTGTTGTTGATAGTAAGTATTCTATCGATTGTACCCATAAGTCGTCTGAAGGAATATCATCAATGTTTGTGATATTTGCAAACGTCTGTGTAAAAGCACTACCGTTTATCGTTATTGTGCAGGTTAAATCAGCATTGTCTATCGTACATCCAGTATATCCTGATGTTGCATCCATAAACCCTTCAAAGAACATCTCGGAAATTCCTCGACGATTTCCCGATGTGGTATTAAAGTTATTCGAACAAAGGTTGTAAAGTTCGTAACCTTCTATACTATTACCAACACACGTTATATTAAAATAATTGGTGTCAGAACAAGTATTACTATCGGTAACAACCAAACTATAAGTACCTGCGGTTAATCCTGTTGCCGTCGTTCCTGTTTGCCCGTCAGACCATAAATACATGAATGGTGGTTCTCCTTGATATATCGATGCGGTTGCATATCCCGGAACACCAAGAAGACAATTAACGGGGTTTATCGCAAAACTAACAAAGTTGGTTGTTGTGATTGAGAAGTCCTCACTAACAACACATCCTTGAATATCTATAACATTTATTCTGTAGTTTCCCGGTATTAAACTTGTGAACGTTTCAGCACTTGATGATGTTGATGGTACTACACTATCATTAACTAATGGTGTATCGAGGTTTTCCAATACGTAAGTAATAAATCCAGTGTATCCCGTGCCCACCGTCACCGTGACTTCACCGTTCGGTTGTCCACAAGTAGATCCTGAAGTGGTTGCGGTTATTGTAAATTTTTGTTGTGAGTTTATTGTTTCGGTTGTGTTACAAGCACAAGGTGATCCGGTACCCGAAATACTTAAATCATAAATACCGTTAGTTAATCCCGCTTGTTGGAATGTTTGGTTAACTCCAAAATAACTATAGACGGTTCCTCCTGTTTGAGCACTTAAAACGTAAAGGTAATTTTGACTACCCGTTCCGTTTATTGTTACTGAAATCTCACCATTGTTTTGACTACATACAGAGTTGGTTATGTTTAAACTAGATAATGAAAACCCATTTTGAGTGTTGAGTGATCCTGAAACGTTTATTTCACAAAAATTAGCATCTCGTATTAATACGTTGTAATTACCACTTCCTAAATTAGTCAATGTAAATGTGTCAGATAAAGTATATCCAACTTGACCTGTATTGGCAGAATAGAAAAACGGTGCGGTTCCACCTGAAACAGTATATGTTAAACTACCATCAGATGCAAAACAACTCGGACTAACACTACTTGTTCCTAAAATACCTAAAGGTAATGCTTGTCCTATAGTTTCTGAAACTGTCGTCGAACACCCAAGACTATCTGTTACCGTACAACTATACGATCCCTGAGTTAACCCTGTAACTAATTGTGTCGTATTTCCGTTACTCCATAAGTACGTGAATGGTCCGGTTCCTGTTAATCCTGTAACCGCAAGTTTACCTGTATTAATAACACATGTCGATGTATTCACTTTCCATAAACCAAAATTAACACTTGTTGAACTATATATTAAAGCGTTTGGTGTGTTTGCTGTTACAGCACCATAATCAAACACAGTCGCATAGTACTCACCCGCACCTAAACTAGGAAAAACGTAAGGTAGTGTTATTGTTTGTTGGATGTCATATAACACATCGTCTTTATAAAGAATAATATTATATGGACTATTGGTTGATGTTGCACTAACAGATACAAATCCATTGTCCAACCCACATGTTGTTGTTGTATCTATTATATTGGCAACAAAACATTCAGAAACAAATACGTTTATAAAAGCCTCGTTGTTTTGTAACCCTAAACTATCGTTAAGTCTAAATACATAAGTACCCCCCGTTAAACCTGTGTAGGTGAAAGGACCGTTCCCTGTCTTTGCACTTATAGCACCAGGTATGATATTATCTATCGTATATGGTAAAACCCCTCCAAATGGTGTAATTACTGTGGTACCCGAAGAAGAATCACAAACACCTGTTACGGTAAAAGTATATGTTAAAACTCCTGTATTACAATTTTGTGTACAGGTTTGTCCTGTCGCAATGTAAACGCCAGACGCACTACCAGAGTACGCCTCATCAATACAAATCCCCACACCTAATGAAACCCCCGCCTGTAAATTACCACAACAATCTACATAACTATATACCCCATTTGTTAATCCTGAAACACATGCCATAATCTATAATTAGTTCGTACAATTTATATCTATATCCACACCGATATTTATGTGGAAAGTTTTATTAGTAAAGTTATCGTAGCAAGTAGTATTACTCACTATTAAGTTATTACCAGCCAAATAATAATTTAAACCAAAACTGTATAAAGTATCTAATTCAGTTTCGATTGCCGTTAAAATTTGAGTTGTTGTTGGTGTCTGATCTCCATACCCTGTAAAGAACGAACCTTGTATTAATATGTCACTATCTAAACGACAATCAATATACCAAGTACTAACAACACTAGTTTCGTCACACTGTGTTTGTGTATACCCACTAGACGCAATTAGGTTGTTCACACTATCGCTCAGTACTTGACTTGGAAATAATGGGTTACTTAGATTAGTTAAAGAACAAGTTAATGTTTGATCAATACAATCATATGTAAATAACTGACCATTATATGCACAAGGAATACAACTAACAGGAATAAATATACAACCCCTTTGTCTTCTCCAAACAATTTTTTGTCTATGAAATGCCGAGTTATCCATTTTTTGTCCTGTCATCCATATTGTTGTTGCCGGAACAACTTGCTCTAAAAGTCTTTGCCAATAATCACCTAACCCTAATGTAAAATCTATCATTTTTTGATAGGTGAATTTATTAGATGGTATTCCAACCGTTTCTTCAGATTGTAAATAATTCCAAAAAACAGATTGTAGTGTTGGATATCCTCCGGTTTTACCGTCAGATATTGTCCACCGATTTCTTACATTAATAAAATTATTATAAAAACTTTGAGCAAACTCAAAAAACGATTTCTCTTTTGGTTTTGGATTTATGAATGTCCAATCTATTAATCCTGGTGATGGATATGGTGCGGTTAACCCCGTATTAGGTATAGGGTAATCGTATTGTGCTGACATATCCCATATATCGTAAGTGATACCTTGACCCATGTTTAAATAAACCTCAACCATTTTAGTATTTAAAACCAAATCATCACTTTCCGTCGTATAATCAACACCATTGAAGTCACTATTATTTTTTCTTGTTTCTGTATTTATCTCCCACGATTTTTGGTTGTCAATTGTCTTTGTTATTTCAAAACCAAAAGTACCCATAGATGGAAAGTTTCTATACTTATCTAAATATTCTTGACCATAAGTGAACGGTTTTAAGGATGATATTAAATACGGGTTTGTTGGATCAAATGAAGAATTTGCTAAATCAGCAACCTCATCAGATCTATGTTCAGGTGTCTGTTCAAACCATCCACTTCCAAGTTGGTAATAATAACTGTCGTTGTTTGTTGGTGGTTTTGGATAACCATAAGGGTCAACCGGATAATCAGCTAACGTAGAAGTCGTTAATTCTATACTAGCAGACGTTGTATACCCCGTGTATGTTGTGCCTAAAACACTAAAAGTGTTGGTTGGGTCTAATGTTGGTGATACGTTTAAGTAAGTACCTCCAGACACGTTATCATAAAGTTCGTAAAATCTATTTATGTTTATCTTAGAGTCGGCCAAATAAACAATTTCATTTAGTTCAATCAAAGCATCAGGAGCACCAATAAATCTCAAGATATATTCTATCGATTTTCTCGTACCTTTAGACTTAAACATATAAGACGCGTTCAATATTAAATTTCTATAATATTGATAATTAAGTTCGGTTGGTGTATCCGGTTTTGATTGTCCCGGATATGTTTGTGTAGCGTTTGGATTAAATACCGACGTTAAAAAGTTCTCATTAGTTATTGGTGAAATATTGGTACTGATCCCTAAAGTTTGCGCCAAATTAACCAATAGTTGCGACGGTATGTCGTTCCCTACAACATAGTTAACTGAGTTCATATTAGCCAACGCGTCGATAAATTTTTTAACCTCATCAAAACTTCTACCATATATTTGAAGTACCTTTTCAATTTTTTGATCTGCAGTATCAAACTCGATAAACGAACCAGTAATTAAAAACCGACTAATCAAATTGGTTTTATAAAGGTCTAACGCTTCTGCAATTTTTTGTACTTTAGTTAGGTAGTTGTCAAAATTTGGCGAAGTAATATCTAAATTCCAATAAATATCCAATTTCCAAGTCACCTTTTCGTTGTACATAACATAATTACCGTCGCCATCATAATCGGGATATTTAAAAGTTGAGGTATAAAGGGGTATACTTTTTCTATTAAGTAAAAAGTCCTCGACCTCATCAAAACTATCTGAAAAAATTTGTTCAGTAACTAAGTTATTTGGTTTTATTATTAACGTTTCGTTTGATTGTGTAATTGTAGATATTTTATTATTAAACGGATCACCCTTAACTGTAACATTAACCGTACCACCAGTCAAAGACGTTGTTGGTACCAAATCAAGTAAATTATATTCTACATCTAAGGTTTTAAAATAAAGAGAATAACTCGTAAAGTTATCCGTTATATTTCTATATTTAGATACCGCTAAAGGTCTTGTTTCTAAATTTCTTTTGGCGTTTGTCGAATAGTCAATACCAAATGGGTTGTTAAATAAAAAGACGTTAATATCGAAAGTAGTCTCATCATCAACACTATCATAAACAATGTTGGTTGCTGTTGGATAGGTTCCGATACCTGATGATTGGTTACTATATATCTCAATGGCTGCGGGAAAAAAGTTAATAACCTTAGTGATAGATGCTAATAACCGTTTCTGTAGTGACCCATATAGTGAAAAACTTGTTATTTGTGAGATATCAAAATTAGGGTAAACCTTAAAGTTTTTTTCAATAATTTTTTTAGTCTCTTCAATATTTTCAATATTTAAATTCTCTAAAGTAAATGGCTCTGAAAAAACACCAGTATCAAACTTTCGATTTACCTTTTCATATATCGCCGAAGTAAACTCAAAATTACCTTGCGTTAGACCTCCACCCGCAACTAATTGTAAACCAACTATGTTGTCCGAAAACGTTTGTGACCCAACGGATGGGGCAGGAGGGTAAAAGTATTTTGTTTTTGCCATTAACTAATAATATTTGTAAAATTCTTACTAAAATCTACGTTAGATCCCCTATCTTGCCTAACTTCATAAAGTAATTCATTAAAGTTATCTCTAATCTCAAACAAGTTGTATTGTTTATATATGTTACCAGCACTATCGTATAACGTGTAAATACCATCTTCAATACTCTTAGTTTGATTACCGTAAAGGGCTATCGCTATAGTATCTAAATCATGTTCAGCCATTTGTATATCGATAGTTAACGGATTAAAAAATGTGTTAGTTACTATAATATTTTGATTTGGTTGTCCAATATATGGTGTTGCAGTTGGTTTGTTTGTTGGTGCGGTTGATGGTGATAGTGTACAAAAAATTAAATCGCTTCCTCCGTCAACATACCTATATCTTATTGTTTTTTGTGTGCTATTTGTTTGATCACTCAAGACAGGTTCACAATAAAACGATGAGGTCACTATTCTATAGAAATTTTGTATTTTACTACCATCGGAGTTTAAATATTCAATTCTATACCCAACCAACCCTTGATTAGTAAATTTATTCCTATATAAATTTGGTACGTTGTTTAAATCTATTACTATACCTTTAACATTTGGTAAAGACGATAAAACCCCACAATCAGTAATAACTGTCCTAACTTCTGCAGGTCTAATATAAAGTGTGTAAATTCCAATTTTATTAAATTCGGATGCGGGTAATTTTAAATTATATAACCCACCTAAAATCTCAACACCATCATTTCCTCCGGTATCTGTATTATTAAAGTAAGGTGTTAAAATTGTTCTTGCGTTTAACTTTTTTAATGTGAAGTTGGTTGTCACATCCCTAGATTCGGTATAATGTAAAATTATATCAACATCTTCAGGTGATACGTCTGCCGGTCTTACTGTTCCGTATGTTCCTAATGCCATTTTTTTTATTTATAAATAGTTTATCTTCATTTTTTATGTAGTATTAATCTTGAAAAAACCGTAACCATACCTAACCATATCTCCCGTATTATCAATTTCACCTAACCTTTCTAACGACTCAAAAGCGGAATATTTACCTCTTTCGATGAAAACATCGGCCTGTATTTCAGGACTCATAACAAAATCTAACAAATATTCATTTTTTGTAATCGCTGAAGCAACAATCATATTGTCAGTTATACCGGAAGAATTTAAAATAAAGAATGTTTTACCGTCAGGAAAGTCAAAATAACTTATATTATTAATTGTGTATGCCGTGTAATCACTAGTGATCAAGTCTATTTGACCTAAAATGTCGTTATTTTTAAAAAACTGATAACCAACCGTATATGATTGAGTACCATATCTTCTAAGTTCGTTTAATTTAGATTTTGTATATCCCGAAAGAATAAACGGGATCGTTGTAAAATTATCTGAAGTTTGTCCCGATACTTGGTTATTACTATCTCCTTGGAATATTGTGTCCAATGTTATTGTATTTGTCGGCCAACTACCTCCTTGTGGTGTGTAGGTAACTGTACCGTTTGGATTATCTATTGTTACTCCCGATAGTGGTATTGTGATTGGTTTTTGTATGATAGTTAGACCAAACGAGTTCGAGCCCGACATAGTGATGGTGTAAGTACCGCTAACATTATATGTGTGGTTAATAGTGTCGGATATCATTGGATCCGCAGGTGACCCATCACCCCAATCAATATTATATGTTGAGAAGTTTAAAAATGTTTTTGTAAACTTTTCAGATGTGTTATATAACTGTACTTGGTATAAATTAAATTGGTTGTATCCCGAATAAAGGAAATTGGTTATTACATCTTTTTGTTCCATTAATCCGTCAAACTCAGAATAAAATCCAACATCATTATAAGTTTGTGTAAGGAAGATTGGTATGGTCAGACCACTAAGTAGTGACGTACCACCTGTACCCCCACTTAAAACGTAAGACATACCACTATATAGACCAAAATTATTCAGTCCACTATCTCCTGAATAACTTTCAGAAAAAATATCATCCTTTAATACTTCAGGTGAGATTCTATAATATATTTTATTCTCTATCATAGTGGGTTAACATATTCATACCAGTTTATTGGTGTTGTTTGTCCTTCACCAACTCTAACATAAATAAAGTTTGATTGACCTGAAGGGACTTCCCTATAAACACTATATTCGTAATTAGTGTAATCTATAAAGACTTTATAGTAAAAATATTGACTTTTATTAAAATCGTACACATTTGGACCAACAAAATTACTTTGTGGTGTATTCATCATTCTAACAAACTGTCCTTTTTTTGCGTTGTAAAATTTACAACTCATATACATTTCGGTTTGTGATAAATACGTTTGGTTTTTTAACCAATAAAGAAAGAACCCCTCTTTATCTGCACCAATAGAATCTAAAACCATTAATGGTTTTTTAACTAACACTTGTAAGTTAGGGTTTGCAAATAATATTCCCGGTTCTTTTAACCCTTGTTGTGTTGGTAAAACAACAGAAAACAATATTTTTTGATTTTCGGTCGTGTTCCTATCATAAAAATCCAACTTAAAAAAACTTTTCTTAAATGAATTTGCAAAATAATATATTTCTTCATCTAAGAATCCAGCATTTTGGTAATCATCCAACCATTGGTTTATGTTTGGTGGGTTATTTAAAAAATCGGTTTGTCCTTGTGAGTTGTAAAAATTAAATTTATAATTTATTTCTGTTTTTGTGGTATCTACATCCCAAGTGGCATGGCTAAATCTTGTTAGCTCAAAATCACTAATTGGGTTTAACACCTCTTCTTTGATCTGATTTTGTAAGATGTCGATAGCATCATCTCTACCCTCCATATCAAAATTGATTTGGATTGGTATATTAATGCTTTTATCGTCCGCGTTAAATGAAAATCTATAATTACTCACAATCGTCAGTTTGTATTGTGTTTATTTGGTTTGTTTGAACAAACATATCTCGTTTTTGTGGGTATTGGTTAAATAGTATGTTTGAAAACGGGTAATGAGCTCCATTCAAAAACGGATAGTTTACCCCCCTACCGTCACCATCAATAAACCCATATGTATATATATCACGCCAAAAGAATGTTTGTTCTATTTCTGAAAACCAAGAGTAACTTGGTACGTTATCCACTTCACCTTTTTTACCTGTTTCAATATCCCCACTAAAAACTCTTATTGTGATTTCATGGTGAGGTTTATAAAAATAACCACTTGGATATGTTACAGGTGAACTGTCCCACAATAAAGATGGGTTAAAAGAGTATTTGTGTGTTATGGGTGATAAAACATATTCTTGTTGTTCAAAATCGTTATACTCACAAAAATCACCCTTCAATGTAGAACCTAAAGGTAATAATTCGTTATAATAAAAATTTAACGAATTGTAGTTATAACTGGTAAGTGGTATGTTGTCTTTATTTACAGTTCCCGAATGATCCCACCAAGTATCAACACTATTCTTTAAAAAGTTAAATTCCCATCCAATATCTATCGCTGTCGGCGTACCATTTGCGGTTAGTGTTGGTGGGTTAAAGTAACCCATGTACCCTCTTTGGACCGCAGTTAAATATAAACTTGTCAATGGTTTTCCATTGTTATCTAATAAACCATCAATTACCACATCTTTGGAAAAAGAAAAGGAATAGTTTTGATTGTCGTCTTTAAAAGACACTCTTTGAACGTTGTTTGGTGTAATTGCCGAATATTCAATTTTAGATTGTGTTCTGAACGCATTCCTATCGAATCCAGATTTAAATATATCCAAATCTTTAGTCTCAGTTAATGTCTTATGTAATCTTATGTAGTATCTTGATTTGGTTTCGGCACTATTCGTATTAGTTAAAATTCTTTTAAAATTACCGTAAGTACCGGTTTGTATTTGGTTTGGGTTAAACTTTTGATTGAATATTGTGAATACATATCTTTCAGATCCGTAACTACCGTCACCAATCGAAAAGACTTGAAATACTTTTTTACCGTCAATACCTAAAGGTTGTTGTGGTAAATTTATCTCTAAAAAGTCACCTATACTTAAATTATGATTGGTTCCGCAATAAAAATAAATTAATTGTTTTCCATTGAGTGTTCCCGATTCCATAACAAAAGGAATCCCATCGGATACCGAAAAGTTCGCATTAGTTATATTAAACTTTTCACTTGTCCACGACATTTTTTGTGTGGTATCACTACTAAACGGATATGAAACATAAACCATCCAATTATATGAAGAAGCACTTTTTGCAACAAACGGTACGTGACCGGGTATTCCTTGTTCTCTAAAAAACGTAAACTCATAAAATTGTGGATACCCTTCCCAAGGGGCGTTAGGGTTTGACACATTAGAAATCGCATTACTAATACCGTTAGTATAATATAGGAAGTTTTTATATGGTGCGTATTGTGTAGAACCACTTAACTGATTTTGAAATAAATTAACAAGTTTCCCTGATAATCTAAATTTACCACTACTTTGTCTTTCATCATTAAACTGAGTTGTTTGGTTAATAAAAACATTTCGTTCCCCCTCAACCATAGTTCTTCTTTCACCAGCAAGTGGTAATTGGATCCACACCGGTTTATCCGTACTAGACGCATATCTTTTGGATCCTAAAACTATTCTTTTTTCATCGTCTCTAGACATTTTAATTACCTATATAGTTTGTTATAAATTTATTAAGTGCTGTTTTACCTTTATTTAAACCAAAGTAAAAATGGAATGGTGCTCCAACTACAAAAGATTGTGGGGTACTAATAGTACCAGTCCAGTTAGGGTCGTTATTACCGTTGTTATCGGAATTAAAAATATACCCCTTTTGTCCTGTTGGTGTCACATTAAAGTAATCCGTTGTTGGTGCGTATTGAAAACTCATTGATTGATATTTTTGTGAGTAGAATTTATTGTTAGTCACGTCAGTATCCCACTCATTATTATCCGTACCAAAGATTGTTTGTTGTCCGGTAGTTACACTATCCGACCTCCATTTATACATCGGTACTTCTTGTGTTTTTGAATATCCGAAATAATTTAATAGTGGTGGTGTTAAAGAAAATGTTTGAACTCCAGGTGTTAGTATGTTTCTACTGACAGTGTCGGACGAGAAAAAGATACCAACCAAACTATTTAATCCTCCACCTTGCACATATAAATCCGTGTCATCATATTCTTCATCACCAAAAGGTATAACACCAAATTCTGAATTTATACTAAACATTTGAGCTATATCCCCATCTATTCGATCACCGCTTCTTGAGAAGAATCTATTTACTGACTTATCACCTAAACCAACCGTTTGTAACCAAAAGTTTTTATTCACAAATCTTGATATTATTGCCAACTGTAAGACATCCCCTTGATCATTATATGATGTACTTTCTAATCCATTCATAAGATATCCTTCAAAAATTGGATTGGCGCAAATTTCTTTCGTGTAAAGGTCTCTTGGTCCTAAATCCATAATTGTTGTGGGGAAAAATAAATTCCTGTCGTTTTTTGCGGAGAATGGTACCACTTGTGCCGGTCCAATTATAAAAGGTTTATTTTGAGGTATCTGACCAACAAACGTCGAAGCATTACCATTGTATGGTGTTGATCTGTAAAATATACCATTGGAGGTTCCTTCAGCATAGAACATAGTTCCTTGACCTTCCCTATAAAGACTATCGACCGTTCCACAGAATTTATATTTTTTTGGTTGTCCTTGTATGTTAAATATTGTTTGTTTTTTAAATGAAAACATATAAAGTGATCCATTCAACCAATTATTTTGAAATACCTGTGAAAAGATCCCTCTACAGGCCGCATATGTTACTCTAAATCTGGATCTCCATTCTCTAAAGTACCTTATATCATTAGGTATTGATAATATAAGTGGTTTATCGACGAAAAAATAACACCCACCTTTAACTCTATTACCTGTGCTTTGTAGGGAAATGGTATCAAGTGGATCTGTACAAGGGTTTTCAACACCAAAACTATTACCACTACCTGAGTAACAAGTAATAGTAACCATACCCTCACAGGTTAATGTGTTTAGTATTGCGTCTGTATATGCGTTACTAGTGTCTCCCGTTAAATCTTGTGCATTAAACGTATTATCTGTCGCTTCAAAATCATTTGATGGTATTGCTACCGAATTTCCAAAATCATCTATAGTGTATATTTCAAAATTATTATTAAAATGTAAAGAATATGAGGTATTACCTGAAACTTCTGTAACATCAGATGTAGGTAATCTATCTGATCTAAAGACAAGTCTATTATTGTTAGTTATTGTTATGTTTGGGTTAGCATTATTTGTGTGGTAAGCAAATGAATATACTCTTGAGTCGTATACTCCCGGTTGTTGATACGACTTAACACCTATTAAGGTACCCCCTTCTATACTACCTTGATCTATGTTTTGTAATTGAGCACTATAACCACTATTAATGTTATATGGGTTACCCACAATTTGACCCGTAGAGAAAATTAAAACAACATAAACGGTTGTGGACCCCATCAGTTGTACTCTAATTAAATCATTACCAACAGTAAACACATTTAAAAATGCTGGATCAGTATAGAATTTTGCTCCTTCAGGTAAAGATGGGTTAGGTCTATATAACGTTAATGGAACACCAGCGGTACCGTTTGTTTGAGCAATAGCGTCTGGAACTGAAGGATAACTCTGACCGTCTGTTAACCAAACATATTGGTCAAGAGTTGACACTCCCTGACCCCATTGGAATCCCATTACATTTGTTGCACTTAAATTTGAGTTTTGATATACAAAAGAATATATACCTCCTTGAGTATAGTATGATAAATCGTGAAGGTCATTTGAGAACGCCTTTTGTGTTAACGTTGATTTATCTGTTGAGTTATAGTAATATGGTGAGTTATTTGTGAAACTTGAAAACTGAATAGGGTCAACATTAAAACCAAACGGTTGGTGGTATAGTGCCACGTTACTATTATTAGTAACTAAGTGTGATTCGGGAGTTTTAAAATCATTCCACCATGAAGGTGCTCCGACCGGTGTTGTTACCGTATTTGGTTGAATCGGTATGTTTAAAAAATAGTTACCTTCGATTACCGGACCTAAACCAAAATTACTATAACCAAATAATTTTGATAAATCGTATCTTATGTTTTGTTTATCGGTATAGGGATCAACACCTTTAACTAGTATCAGAACCTCCAAATCATTAAAACCATCTATTTGGTCTTTTACAAATAAATAAGAAGTTTGTTGAGTTCCATTATATGATGGCCAGTCTTCTAATCTTTGGGTTTTATTAAAAATATACTTTCTAAGTAATCCACTATTTGAGGAAACGGTTAATCCAGACATTTGTGATACAGTCCCGCCAGTTATTAGTTGAAAGTATTCTGTTCCTGATTTAAAATTATATTCTTTACCGTCAGATGTAATTAATAGTTTTAAGTTGACGGTGTCCACCGTTCCATCTTGTTTAACATAAGTAACGGGTTTATTCACCAAGTTATTAGCGTTATATGGTGTGGATCCTGTAATCGCAGTTGTATTAAATTGATTTCCGCTAGTTAATCCGGTTGTATTTGGGTCGTTTATATTATCAAGACTATTAAATGTTAATAATTGTCCTGGATTTATGTTTGATATTGTTTGAGAATCACATAATAAAACCAATACATTATCAGTGAATGGTGTTGAGGGTTGTGGTGTGTTACTATTAGGTGGTGTGTTATATACTGTGGTTTGAATTATGTTTTCATCTTGGAAGTATCTCTCTCTCATGTTTGCCATGTTCACTGATTGAGCTAACGATACGTCGTAAGGAGTTTTACCATAATATAGGATATTATTGTCGTAAGACGCGAAGGGAACTTTAATCATTCTATCGTAAGTAGCGTTATCTATTGGTTGGAATCCAGAAAGGAACTGTCTAAATGATATGTTTAAATTTTCGTTTGTAGGGTCTATACTAGTATTTAATTTTGAGTAAGTGTCAACACTAGTTAAATTTGCCAAAACACTGTAATTACCAAGACTTATTATGTAAATATCATTTTCAGTATCACTAGTTGTGTCAAGTTCTTGTTCTGTACATGGGCAAGACTCACAATCAGGATAAGACATCATTGGTAATGAGATTCTTTTAAATGGGTTTGTTTTTGATAATGGTGTAATGTTTTGTTTTTTGCAATCCGATTTCTTTAATTTAGCAGATAAAAACGCAACAACAATACATATTGCATATACAAATGTATTAATCAACCATACAAATAAATTAATAATCACTCTAAATATTGGATATAAAAGGGCTAATACGTGTAATATGATTAAAATATTTGGTACCAATAAAGAAACGATGGTTATTAAGAACATCATTAAGAAAAATATAAAATCAAAGTTCCTTACCCCGTCATTAACCGGTAATTTATTTATCTGATTACAATCTTTACTATCAATCTCTTTTACCCCTAAATGTCTTGATCTATTATACCCCCACTTAAATCTATCGATAAAATTTGCTACAGTATAAACTTTATTAAAATTAAACTCATAAAAGTAATCTTCACAATTAATAGCTGCTTGTGGATCAGCATAGTCGTTCCAATCTAAACTAAACGCATAAGATTTTAGTTGTAATGATGTATCAACATCTTCATATTTACCGGTGTTAGTCCAACCATACTCTCTAATGTTTGGTACCAAATAATCACCTCTTTCTACAGTTGTATTTTCCGGATCTTCGTTTTGGTATTGTACTCTAAACCTATATTTACCTTTTGTTGGTATTCCGACAGATGGGTCGTTAGATATTACTTGTTCACCAAACTCGTTGGTGGTGACGTAATCAAGGTTCATCGGCACTTCCACTAACCATGTACCATCTTCGTCTATAATTTTACCACCATTAGGTAAACTGTGTTGTTCTAATATTGGTTGTCCGCTACTATCATAATTTATTGTCTGTCTTATTGATAATATTTTACCTGGTCCCGTTTCTAAGTTACAAAAGTTACCAACATTTTTTTTTGGTTTACAATTACTTCTTAAAAAATCTTCGTTAGATGTTGAAAACAAAGATCCCATAAAAATCGCTTGTGGTTTAACCTCAACACCTAAATCTCTAAGATCAAAGTCGGTTCTTGTTATTCCAATATTACATAAATCTTCTTCACCCCAAAATGGTGTTACGTCTATGTTTCTTACAAAATTCACAATTTGTGGTAGTGAAGATAAATCCTCAGATGATTTAAATTTTTCACCGTTAAATTGTTCTTCAGCACCAAGACCCACCCGTATTAAGTCTTTTGGTCTTAACGAAAAACACCCCATATCGGATAAATCGAGATCCATAACTATTGTTTGTACACCTAAAGGTACACCAATAATCATAAAATCACCACTATCGTTAGTCTTTGTTGTGTACTTATAGTATTTTTCATACACCTCCAAAACCTCAGACCTAGTTAATACATCGTCTTTTTCGGGAAATGTCCCTGTCGGTGTGTGTCCTCCGAATGTTTGTTTGTATGGTAATAAATTATACCTATACCCGTCCTCGTTTTTATCTGCGGGTTTTTTATATGGATATAATGAGGAAATAACGGGATCGGTTTCGTCAATCTGATCTAATGGTATAAAAATAGAAACGCTAGCGTTTGGTACTCCGTAACCCCCATTAACGATTACTCTACCGGCAACTACACCGTAGTCTGCACAAAATCGAGTATAAACATCACCCTGTCTTAATTTTAAAGAAAGTATCTCTAAAAAATCAAAGTCTTGGTTTATATTTATTCTGATATTTTTATCGGTACCAATTTCAGTTCTTAACCTATAGCCTTTGGTCATCTTTTCTTTTAAAAATAAATAGTTATGTATGTATTTTTAAAGGTAGGTTAGATAAAAACAAAATAAACATTCTTATGAGAAGTCTACCGATTTAAGGTTTTTAACCCTTACTTTAATGTCTTTATTGTCGAATCTTATTTGGTATATTTGATCCGGCTCAGCAAATACTGTGTCGTCTATTAATTCAATTTGTTTGGTTGCCGTATCAATAAATCTTTGAGACGTTTGAGACGATGAGTATTGTCCCCCAACCTTGTTATAAACTTTAAGTTCGGATAGTGATATCACCCCCGCACTATTTTGGATTAATCGTCTAACGTCCGATACGTTCACATTTTGACCAAGTTCTCGATTTTTTGGATTCATATAGTTTGATACTTGATCAATTATTTGTGTTACCGTCTGTCCCTGATTCTGTGAGGAATCTAAAACAACAAATATCTCAAACTCCAAATCCACAACCTTAGCAACGTCAAGAGCAACGTAGTCGTTTATCATTCTATATTTTGATAGGTAGGTCGCTAAATTTGTTTTTAAGTTGTTTGAAACAACCTGTGTTAATTTACCTGTAGTGTCGTAAGATAGTATTTGTACGTTAATTTTATTATTCTTTTCTGTTATAGAAACTTTAGCTGGTGCACCAAACCTACCAGGCATTGTATCAATAATAGATTTATAATCGTTTATTGTTACTGCCCTTTTTTGTGCTGAAAAATTAAATGAAACCATATTTCTAACTTCTTCGGTAGATGGTGGGTTTGCTCCTCCAATTGCTGCAGTAACATTATTACAAGCGAGTGACTGAACAACATTTCTATTTATTGAATCTGATGGTCCTGTAACCGCCAATTCTACAGACCCAATTTGGTTTATAACCCCAACACCCACATTTGTCGCTAAACCTCCACCAACTCGATACTGTATAAATATTGTAGTGTTAGGTCTAACAGTTAACCCCAATCCAATGTTATTTTGATAGTTGTTTATATCTAATGGAACTCCAGTGTTAGTAAAGTTTTTTAATTGTTCATTTGGTGTTGTCGTTCCTCCGCCAAACTGTACCTTCATAAACCCTTCAGGTGTGTATTCAGTTATAAATCTTTGATCTGTTTTTAAATACCTACCTACCTTAACACCCGCATTATCTACCGGTTTTGTTTGATCTTCAATGAAGATAGTGTCCTCAGCCAAGGCATCAACCTCATACCACTTATTATCTGTCGCATTTAAAAAATCTTGAAACGTGGGGGTACCAGGATATGATGTCCCATCTTTTTGTATTACTGTAGCAACACCTAAAACATTCCTTTCAGGTAAAAATAAGTTAAAGAATGGAACCGCATCTACAGGGTTAATAACTTTTTTAAACACCTTAGTAAATCCATTAACAACCACTTCTCTTTTTGTGATAACATAATTTATGATTTTGTTATTGGCATCAAACGTTGGTATTTTAGTTCTGTTAACAAACCCTTCTTGGTTGTACTGTGTTGAGAAGTCAATATCATATACGGTTTCAAACGTCGTACCTCCCCCATTGATTTGTGCTCCTGCCCTTAAAATTCCTAAATATCTTGTATCTTCCGAATCCCCTAATGGTGGTACCGTGATTGATACGTCAACAAGAGCAACCGATGGTCTATATCCGGGGATTTTTAAACCATATGTTCTCGCTATATTATAAATTGACGATCTTTGTTGTGCATATTGTAATACAGTTTCTTGTATACTTCTATCTATGTGGAAATGTAAGTTGTCAGCAATTGCCGCATTTAAATCCATTAATACAGAATAAACTGATGCGTCATTAAAATTCTGTATCAGTTCCGGATAATACTGTTTTGTGTAATTAATAAGGTCTTGTCTTAACCCCTCAAAATCTCTCTCCGTATAGTTTATCCTATTATTTGCCATTTTATAAATTAATTATAACGAACTCTCGACTTCCAAAAGCCTTAGCTTCGTCAGTGTAGTCTATTTTAAGTTTAGCGGTGTATTCACCAGTGTTTTGTCCGGGTATTCTATATATACTTGCCTGACCTAAAAGTTCATAATTTAAATCACCGGGAGCCTCATCGCTTTCTAAATATGGTTCAATGGTGATATTATTTATAGTTAGGTTAGGTATGTATTTTGCAACCTGTTGCTCAATGTCGGATCTAATACTATCGAACGTCTCACCATCTAATGGTTCAAAAATAAATTCATAGATTCTTGTACCAAAATCAGGTAAATAATATCTAGTCCCTTTTTTTGTTAATATTAAATGTAATAGGTTACTTCTTATCTCTTCTGAAGATTCTTCAGAAATAGACAAATAAAAACCTTTTTCACTTTGTCTAAAGGGAAAATTTATACCATAAGTAATTCCGTCTGCCATATAAAATAAATATAGAGGAAGTCAATTTTGAATAAAGAGTTACATTGAACTAGAATATTTTTGAAAAAATATTTTTGGCATTTCTAAATGGTTATAATATGATGCTTCAATTCTTTTTGATAATCCGCTTTTTTCCATTTGTTTAAGATAAGCTCTATACGACGGACAACAACCCCAATTTTCCCATCTAGATATCATTTTAGCGTTGTTAGGTAAACTTTTATATAGTGTTGGTGTTGATGGGTCAATTAACCCCACAAAGTCATATCCACCTTTAAGTTCTCCCCACACATTGATTCCTCCTCTTGAGAATCCACTAACAGATTTAATTCTAAAATCTTTAACACCATTATTTTTAAGGATACCTTTTAATGTGCTAAGAGAATTTTCGTAATTACTATATATAACATTTTTATTAGTAAAAAGTCCCTTACCTTCTTTTTTCATAAATTTAGCTCCGTATTGTGAACTTGGCATCCCTCCCCATATTACTGTAATATCTTTTGAGTTGGGGTTATTCATATCTAATATATATGATCCTCCACTTACTGTTTGTGGTTTTTTTGCGTTTACTGTAAACTCAGGTAAGTCTTTATTGATTACGTCAGTACTTTTATCGTATGTTGATTTACTGGTATTAATTG